CATCAGCCACGGATGCTTGTTCATCAGCACGGTATAACCCATCGCAGACTTCAGCCAGCTTGTCATTCTCTGAGCCATCCTTGCTCACATAATCGACTGTAATGCGGTTGTTGCGGTACTCGTTAACAATACGAATAACAGCCAACATGATTTTGTTAACTTCAAACTTGGGTTTGTTTTCGTATTGGTCGTAGAGTGGGCCTTCCCACTGAGCGCCACACAGCGAATAAAATCTACGATCTTGCAAGCATTGCAAACGTTCATCACGCAATGCAGTTTGTATATCATTGAACTGACGCAGTGCTTCAGCGTGCAGATTCGCAAGGCGTTGGTCGTTGGGTATTCGTGCCATATTTGTCCTTTGAAGCGATTATCTACCAGCGTTTGACATTGGGCAATGGCGTAAATGTAGCTGGTTTTGTGACTGCTGACCGCCTGATACCTTCACACGCATACCGCAAAGCATCAATGACATGGTTCTTTTTGTCTTCCAGCTGGGGCAAGATACGCCCAGTCAATGGGTCAGACTTGTAGCTGTACAAGCTGAGTTCGTCAATAGTGTGGATGCAGCGGGGGTGAACCACGATGTCGTAGTTCTTTAAAAACTCTATGCCTTCTTCTACCGACTTTGGTCCTTTGACCGCAGTCATTATCTTTGGAAACCCGTTGCGCTTCATGTGGCTGATGGTCTCTGGTCGGGCTGAATCGGCAACGATAGGCCATTTCTCGGCCTCAGGTACTTGCATGAATAGTTCAGGCGTGTTGACAATCTCACAACCCACCATGTACGCCTCATGGTCGATGTACAGTGTTCGCCCAATAATGTGGCATCGCACCAACACAGTCGGGTCTACCGAGAAACCCCAGTCAGCACCCAGCCTGTGGATAACTTCTGCTGGGGCTTCAAACTCGTCAATTTTCCAGTTCCTAAAAACACGACTGTTGCTGTTCCGTAGGTACTGACCCATCCAAACGTGCTGATATTTGTCAGGGTCACGCCGTTTGTCGTACTCCATTTCGTCCTTCAGGACTTGTGGAAACCACGGGTTGTCGCCAAAGTTGACCTTGATTACCGCTGCATCGATTGGCGGTTCAGGGCCACGCAGCAAAAAGTCTACGGGGTCAGATTGCTGGCGCGGATTCCATGTAAACCACAATTCACTGTTGGGCTTGCGGATTGTTGGCCTGAGTAGGTCAAGACTGGTTTGGCTTAATGACTGAGCTTCCTCTACCCACGCGCAGTCGTACCCTTCCAGCGACTTAATTGAATCGGCGGTGTGATTCTGCATACCTTGAAAAATAATCGCCCCATCGCCCTTTTTGGACTTGATGACTGAATCCTGTACGGCAAAGTATGCGCCAGCGTTCATCGCCTCAATTTTGGTTTCAAGCAAACGCTTGACAGATTGGTTCAGTGACTTCTGTATTTCACGCACGCAAACGCTTCTGCGCTTTTGGTCAAGTATGTGGCCTTCAATCATTAACTCGGCAAAAGTGTGCGACTTGCCAGACCCTCGACCACCCCATGCGCCCTTGTATCGGCTGGCTTCAAGCAATGGCACAGCCCACTCAGGTGTTTGGATTTGCAGGGTTTTACCCATTTTTGATAACTACACGCTCAATCTTTGTGAACTCCAGCGGCACGCCATCAGCGCCAGTCAGCTCATGCTTTTGAGTTTCTGCCCACCGCATCTGCGTCTTACTCCACCAGATTGCCGCAGTCGTGTCGCCAGCCATCACCTTGCTAAACAGGGTCTTGCCCACTTGGGCATTGGCTTTGGCCTTGCCTGACTGCAGCTCAGTAACAAAGTGTTTGCGAAGTGTGTCGGTATCAATGCTATCGCGCACTAGCACTGCAATCTGTTCAATCGGTAGGCCATATCCGCTAAGGGCTTCTACCTGTTTGCGCTCGGCTGCTGTCGGTTCAAAAACTGGTCTGCCAGCACCTTCACGAGCACCGCCATTCGGTCCCGCCTTTTTAAGTACCGATTTTTCAGTTTTCGTTGCCATTACTAACCTCCGCGAAAGGTTCTGATTCTGCGATGTTTGGAGCGGGTGGGTCGGTGTCGCGCCGCCGCTGTTCTGGCTGGTCGCCAGTCATTGCCTGCTTCACCCGCTTAGGATATGGTTTTGCCAGTGGTGCGATCTTAGCACTCATCTCTTTGTCAAGTGGCATTAAGTATCTGTGCTTACCCAAAACAGGAACAGCAACGCACTCGCTTCTTTTAAAAACTTTTGTTGTTTTCCCAAATTGCTTTACAAGACCCGATTCAGCGACTTGTCTTTGTAAATATTTCTTTCCGTTTGGACCGATGTATTCAAAACTTTCATTTGAAGTACCTGAATATATCCATCCGCCAGCTTGATAAATTCCGCCGTGATGACCTTGCATTTGATCTGCAAAACTTACAATTAACCTAATACCTTTATTGTTTTTCTTTAAGAATTTAATTGCAATACTAATTATTTTTGATACAGGTGTCGTGTGTTTAGTTAATGCAACTCTTGTTAATTCACAGCATTCAGTTTGTGTAAGTCCGTAAGCTGCACCCAGCATCGGGCTTGCGCCTCTAGAAAACAAAACGACACCGATAAATTTTTTATTTTCCCAAACGCCAATTTTAACTATCGGCGGCATCGGCACTGCTTTACTGTAATGCCAATTTAAGCAAGCATATTTAGCAGCCTCATGGCTTGCCCAGTCAATCTTTAACTCAGGCTTGTCTTGCATCGAATTCTTTTCCGCAGTGTGGGCAAGCAATCCATTTTGGGTCTAACTCATCTAATTTGCCTTGGTCATCCTCAGTGGCTGGCTCAAAGTCTGGTGTTTGCAATGCTTTTATCTCTTCAGCCTTAAAGCCTGTCATGTCAAGGTCAAAACCCAACTCATCAATCTCAGCCAACTCCAACGCCAGCATTTCGTTATCCCAGCCTGCATTTAGGGCTAGCTTGTTGTCAGCCAGCACATAAGCCCGCTTCTTGGCCTCACTCCAACCCTTTGCCACCATTACAGGCACTTCAGTCATTTCAAGTTTTTGTGCCGCAAGTGTGCGCCCATGCCCTGCAATGATGCCGCCCTGTTCATCAACCAGCACAGGTGTTGTCCAGCCCCACTCCTTTATGCTTGCCGCAATCTGCCCAACCTGTTCATCGCTGTGGGTTCGTGCATTTCTTGCATAGGGGATAAGTTTGCTTATCTTCCACTTTTCCACCTTGTCTGCTGGGTTCATGCGGTCTCCATCGGTTTAGGTAAGTTTACAGGCCAATCGGCTTCAAGTGCTTTTATCGTGGCTTTGTGAGCATCCGTCCACATTTTTTGCCGTTCTTCTTTGCTCAAGTTTTTGCCTTGGTCGACCTCATAATGGCATTTCAGGCATAAAGCAGCTACTTGGTTGTCATCAGCTTTGATGCCCCTACCCTTGCCGCTACCCCAGTTTGTGTGTGCCGCTTGCACCATATGACCTGAACCGCAGACTTGGCAATCAAGGCTTGCCACCATCTTCAGGAGTTTTTTGCTTCTGACGTATTCGTGTTTTGTTCTCAACTATTGTCTCCATTGTGGAAAACCTGTGCATATTGGCACATTCCAGTCTGCGTCTTCGTGTGTTTCCTGTTGATACTCTGGTTTCTTTGACGATTGTCCATGTACCACATTCGGGGCATCTCACTGGTGCGCCCTGTCTTGCATTCGGTTTGTGGCTTCCCTTGTTCGCCAAATCTCGATGTCCAGTCTTGCTGCTTCAATTTCCCACTTTAAAGTTTCTTCTTTTTCGATTGCCGCAGCTAAACCTTTGAGTAATTGCAAATATGCTGGGTCTGCATACGCTTCCCGTTCCTGTGCATTTGCTGCCTCGTAACCCATTTCAAGCGCATTTTTCATCAACAAGGCTTTTTTGGACTTCCTGAATTCGTCAAGGTAAACCCTTTGCGCTTTGGCCTCTCCGTAAGCCGCGGCTTTATCTCTGATGGCTTGAGCTGCATCTTCTGGTCTCATTTCGCCTCCATTATTGCTACATCTACTCCAGCCACAGCTGAATAGAGTTTTTTTATGTGCAAATCAACCACTTGGGTATCGTCCAAATAAACCACCCCGTTCATTGCGTCAAGAAAGCATTTCGCTACGTTAT